GTTGCATTCGTATACGTTGCGCTGAGCGTGCCTGTCGTGATGTCAATCGGTGAGCCATTCTCATCGACCAGACGCACGACGAATGTGTGCCAGTCACCGACCCATGCCGCGACCTGCACGACCTGTTCAGGGTCTTCGGTGATGTTGATGATGTTCACACTCATACTGGCCTCACATAAAGTTTCAGCGGACCGAACACCTGCGTGTCGCTTGCGCCTGTTGTCCTGGTCACAGTCACAGTGTACGTGCCTGAAGTGTTTGTCACCGTAGTCGTAAGACCGAAGGACAGGCGCCCATTGTCGGCATACGTCGCAGTGCCATTGTAGGTCGCCACAAGCGTTCCACCGCTGTTGTATACCTTCGCTGATACTGTTGCACCAGTGATGTCGATTCCAGTCCCGTTGGCGTCTGTTACCTGGACATCAATGCTGGTCGCTGTGCCGACGTTCACATCGAGCGGCTGATCTGCTCCGAGACCATCAGCCAGGAGTTGATAAGGTCCGATGTGTACACTCGTTGCAGCTGACACTGGCGTCAGCAGATCTGCTGTGATGTAGTCTGTGCCATTGTGAAGGAGCGCACCCTTGAGTTCCGTGGCGGCGTCCGTGTCGTTGGCGATTGCATGAACATCAGCATCGACACGATTGACATTGCCAGAAGAATGCAGCGTGACATTTCCTGCTTTGTTCTGCTGATCTGCACGAAGGACGTTCAAGCCGAATGAACCATTATTCGTATACGAAGCAGTCGCGGCATCCCATACAGCCGATGCAGTTTGTGCAGATGTCAAGCCACCAGAGGACAACTTGACCGTCATTACCGCACCGTTAGTACCGCTTGCACCACGCACCACGATAGTCACATCATCAGCACCAGCAGCCAGTGCAGCGTCGGGTACGTCCAATCTGTAGACCCCTGGCATATTGGTTGAGTCAACCTCCGCAAAGCCGCCAGAAGTCCACGCCTGAGCGATTGTACGGGCTACCAGCGGGATATCGACAGAGGCTGTGCGTGTGCGGTTGTAGCGAGCTGAGAGACCGCTTGTGGAGGCTGTGAGACCTGTAACACCTAGGTACAGTTCGATGCTTTGGGATGTGCTACCGGGAGCGATTGTGATGGTAGAGGCGTTGCGCTCGGTTGGATAGTAAGCACCGACAGGATTAGAAAATGTTTGATATCCCGAATCCGGGCTTGCGCCTACCCAAGCAATAGACATCACGTCAGTTGCTTCGGCTCCTGTTGATGTACCAAATCCTTGATTTGGACTATTAGCTTGTGGCCCATAAAAGTCAATCGGATTCAAACCAACGATACGGCTGTATCCATAATCAAGACGTGTTGCACCAACCGTCGCAGAATTTGCACCAGTGTCAACACTACTGCGTGTGACCGTATTACCTATAAATCTATTATAGTTTTCAGATTGCAAGTTTGTGGCAGCGGATGTTATGGCTGTTCCATTTGCATAGAATAAACAGTTTGTAATTGTGGATGAGAAACTTGAACTTCCAGATGCGATTCGTAAGGCTTGCCCTGTGTTATGAGTAAACGTACAGTTTTGTATTTTTACTTGTAGGGTACGGATTGTTAATCCCTCAGTTGACCCTCCTTGAAATAAGGTATCAGTAATTGATGATGTGTCTGACACATTGCTGCCGGAAATATCTAAACCAACACGACCACTTAGCATAAACACGCATTTAGATATAATTAGACCAAGTGCACCACTAGATGGAGGCCCAATATTTAATAAAGCAGGTTCAGTGGTAGCCGATGCAAATATGTCATTCAGAAAAATACATTTTGTAAATGACATATTTTTCGAGGTAACAAAACGTACAAGGTTACTACCTACACCAGACGTTGGATTGCCTTCAAAAATTATGTTGCTGAAACTTAAAAAGTCTTTTGTGGTTGCAGATAAAACAGGTGCTGTCAATGATGGCGCATTTGTTCCGGTTGAACTAAAAGTAGATAGCCTTACAACACCAGCACTTAAGCCACTAAATTGAGAAGCGGTAACATCACCAATGACAGAAACGGTACTCGCCGGGTTTGTTATCGTAACGGTAATTTTTTCATTGTAATGTCCCGGAGCAATGTAAACCGTATCGCCGCCAGTCACACCAGACCCTGATGTAAACGGAGCTTGAAATGTACCCCACGCTTGATTGAGTGCAGGCCCTGTACCGCTACCAGTACCGCCCGGTCTAACGTACCAGATTGCCATTATTCAGCCGTACCTTCAATGATTTGTTGAGCCATAATCACCGCAAACTGATTGACGATGTTTGACTGGAAGGATTCGTCTTGTGTTACCCACCACACATTGACGCTGGTTCCATCTTGACCAAACGTGCCAAGAATATTTCCAGCATCGTCTGTAATGTCACCAAAGACACGCCAGTCTGTAGACGGTGCAGGTTCCTTTTCAATCTTAAAGTTCTGGAGATTCATTTCCCCACCTTCAGGCTGTTCGCCTGTACACCCTTGAAAGGCATCGTCAAGAAGGCGAGCGCAGCACTCATCGCAGCAGTAAGACCAGCCGCTACAGCCTTGCTCCCGTACAGTGCCATAACTGCGCCAAGCTCGGCGAGCGTGTCTGCTTCAGCTGTGCGGATGCCATCGCCAAAGACAGTCGAGAAGGAAGCAGCGAATGCGACCAGGACAACAACCAACAATCGCGGAATGGATATTGAATTCATCTTTGCAAACTCCCCTCGATCATCGCGACACGACTCTCGAGTTTACCGAGGCGCTCCTCGATGCGTCGCACTTCCTGTGCCTGTCCAGACAATGTGGCATTCACGTTCTCGAGCTTCACTGTCAGCACGTTGATGCTCACCTGTAGTTTGGTATAGGTCCCGATGACGGCCCCCAATACCAGGACAAGTTGTCCAATCAGCGCTACAACGACCTCTAATGTCATACCATCACTCCACTGTACATCTTCACTCTAATATGGTGGCACAGTCGGACATCTCGCATCACGCAGTCGGTTAACCGTTTGACCTCGAGCGGAGCGCGATTGTTTGACTCACTTCGTTCGAATGTCCCCAATCACTTCCGATCACTTCGTAGTATGGCGCGAGGTTCTGCGGATTCCCTGATGTGTAGATTCTGTCATCGGCTTTGACTTCGACTTCAGGTGAACACGTCAGCGTCCATGTGCCAGCCTGTTCAATCATGCCGCCGACAATGCCTTCAGAATCGCCCGTGTTGGCGATTGTGGCGCGAATCTCAGCCACCTGTATCCAGTGTTGGCTGATGCCTCCGATACCGTCAGACTGGTTCACGTTTCGCCAGATCTGCACGCGGTCACTGTAGGCGTAGTTCGCGAGCGCCACTTTGAGCGCGGTAACGTATGGCGCCGGAATCATACGAACACCATCGGACTGTATCGCTTAGCCTGGTCGAGACAATGCTCGCGGAGTGCGGACATCTTCGCGTCGACTTGACCATCCTTCACATCGATGAGATGTGTGATGCTCGATGCTTTGCGAATCCATCCCTGTCGCGCAGCTGCGCGGATGTCATATCGTTCGTTATTGGCTGGACCGATGTCCTGCCACAGGAGGTCTCCGCTTCCATCGTTCACCGTGTAGTTCAGCGTCTGCGTCCACTGTGGGAACTGTGGTTCGGTGGCGCTCGATGTCCCTGCGATAACGCACTGGTACAGTCGACCATTCGCGACGGTTGGAATCACGATGTCGCCAACGACATAGGCTGTAGAAGCAGTCCAGACAGACCAGCGTGCGTGGTCGTCGACGAGCTGCTGAAGCGCAGTGGAATCCAGCTGTGGATATTGGTCAGATGCGACCATCCATGCGAGGCGTTCAAGTGCTTGTGTCCGTGTGTATGGCATGAGCGATTCCTAGTAAAACAAAAAGGGAACGGGAATGGTATCCCGCTCCCCTTGACTGCGAAGTCAGACAGCCTACGAAGCGGCAGCCTGGAGAACGATGATGGAACCAGGAACCTGATCGGCCACGGTTGCGGTGACGTTTCCGACGTCGAAGCAGTTGAACGCATAGCGCTCGGTCGCCTTGAAGGTCAATGCGTCTTCCACGAATTTGACTTGGTCAGAAACTTCCACCGTAACACCACGACGATCACCGAACGCGACACCCTTGGAGAGGTCTCCGAGGACTGCGAGCGTCTTGGATACGCCGGTTGCGGATGGCATATTCTGAACGAAGCTGATCGGGATTCCGAACAGTGTTGGTTCAGGACCGTATGCATTCTGGATGTCCATGATGGAGTTTCCAGACAGTGCAATCAACTTGTCTGCGACAGCGTTGTAGAACACGTTCTTGTGCATGTACCAGCGTGGGTTCGTGGCGTATGGCTGAAGTTTGCCGACCATGGACTGGAAGTTCGCGAGCGTGAAGCTCGAGAGGTTGGTCTGTGAGCCGGATGGTCCAACAACCATGGAAGCGATGCTCGAGAAGGTTCCGGAGAGAGCCTTGATGCGAGGCATGATTCCGGTGATGGAACCATAGGTGGATGTACCGTCGCCCTGGAATGCAGCTGCATCTTCAGCGAGTGCGAGACCGTAAGCGAAGTCCTGTGCCAAAGTAGCACCGAAGTCGATGACGGTGTCCTCGTTGAG